GTCCCATGTTCCGGATCCCAATAACGCTGCCCGGCGGAGCAGCCCAGCGACCCATTCGGCATTTGATGGTAAGGGAAGCAGATTTCTTACCTTCATCGTAGTCACCGTCAATGGCGTCGATGCCGTCTGATTCCTCATCGATAATGGCGATAGGCTGTGACTTAAAGAGATCATCTTCTGAGATGAAGTAGAAGACGCCACTCACCATAAACGCGCGCCATTGCACTTCTTGTGCCAACCGCGTGATACAATCCCAGCTATTCTCTGGCCCCCATCGGCCACCATACTTCTGCTTGCGCACCTTACTGGTCGGCGGGAGTCCCCGGTAGAACTCATATACGCTCTGACCAATATTCGCCTCCCATTGCGCGTTCGCATTGGCGCTCTTACCGTACGGAGGATAGCCGTACGCTGTGACGATGCGTTCTGCCTCAATCCGGTGTGTGGCGTACGCGCTCCCATTGCCAGAATTCTGTACCTTCTCGATCGCATCCGCGTATTCCATGCTAGGCCAATCCGTAAAGACTTTGCCCAGTTTCTTGTAGAAAGCTGTCGCGTCTGTTGTAACATCTCGAGAGGCAGGCCAGCCATAGTATTTGATCTGTTGGAATACGCCTACAGGATTCCTGTTGGGATCTACACTCAACCAGTTGTAGTCCCCAACCTTTGGCTGACCAAGGTTTGTGATACTACTTTCTTGGATAGCGCACATAATCGCGCACACAAGCATCTTACGGACCCTCGGAAGACCAGCATTCAGAGCATCGTTTGCATTCTTACGCTGGAATTCCTTCATCCTAACGCTCTTGACAGTCACATTTGAGTTCTTGGGAATACCAAGACCTCTGTTGTTTTGATTGTGCTGCGTGGGTGGCTGTTTCGTGCCGCTATCGATCGGCTGTTGCTTATGAAGCTCAGGGATGACGTACCGAATCTTGGTCTCTTTCACCTCCCGGAGCATACGCAACACAAATTCAGCACGCGTGATCCTCGTACGAGCAGTCTTAAGAGACTGCTTGATGGGCTTGTTGTATTTCCGAAGAAGAGCGATCTCACGATCCTCGAATGTAAGCGTAAGCTCCGGACCATCCTTGCGCACAGACACGAGCCTGAAGTATAGCCCATCGATCTCAATGTCATTACGAGAGCTTAGTAGCCCGGAGTTGAGCAACGCACGATCACGGTCTTCTACAACAACCTCCACTGAGCTAGCTCCTTCAATCGTGCGATGAATGTTTACGTCTGTCACCGCATCAACGATGTTGAAACCAACTGCCTTTCGCTGCATCTTCAGATAAAGACTTGTCAGATCAACATCATGACCCATGAGCTCTAGCTGTGTCTCGCGTAGCACACTAGGCTGCAACTTTTCGCGAGCAGTCGGAGTACGTGGTGCGTTCTTAGTAACGGTCATTTCTTTGGGATCTTGAGTAACTTACCTACCTTGAGATGACGCGGATCAATGATGTTGTTCGCCTTCTTGATCAGCCTCCAGTCATCCGGCTTCGGATTCTTGTACACCTTGTTTGCAATCTTCTGCAGAGTATCACCGGTCTTGACTCTGTACGGCTTCTGAAAACCTTTACTTCCCGGATTTGCCTTGGAACCACTGGCCTTACCAGGTGGTAACCGCGAAAACGCAGCGCGATCACTCGCGACATATTGCATGAGGTTAACCACACAATCCTGCCGCAGGCGGACAAGGCTCCCACCAGAGTCATTGTCCCAGATGACGTTCGTTCCCCATTGCAGATTCTCGATGACCCAGTTCTTTGGACCAGGCTTCGGTAAGCCATAGCCGGTGATCGTTACGACAGGAGGTTCCCCACCGCCTGCGGGTGGCAGCGCCATACGGCTCAGCCTGCTGATCTCAACTTCTTGTCCATCAAGACTAGAGTACCCGTCAAACAAGACAGGCACGGTCATGCGAATAGGATCCTTCCCCATCCACATCGTTAGACCTGTCCGACGCTGTCGAGAAGTCACGGTCCAGCCACCATAGCCACCAGTTACCTGTATCGGTGTCTCGTCAAGAAATGCACTCACATCCGCAATTCCCTCCGCATGAAACGTAACCTTGTAGATGTCATAGTTGATAGTAGACATTAGGCTCTTGCCTGCCTTGCAGCCATTCTATCAACCGTGACTTCCTCAAGTACCTTGCGACCGAGCATCAGCTGGATGACAAGCGGACGATCTCCCCAATCCTGCATGTAATTCTGCCCCGCTCGGAAGACCTGTCTGGGTGCTCCCGTCTCATGGGCAGCTTGAGGACCAAAGAACTGGTTTGCGTTACGGGTAGTGGTGGGAAGCGGCACCACACTGGCGCCACCCGGAAGCAGCAGGAGTTCCGGCCCGCGCTCACCGACCATGGTCCAACCTGGGTGCCGCAATGTCCCACCCTCTTGGAGCCCAACGACTCCACCTAGGAAACCTCCGACCCGTCCAAAGAATCCGGCAATCCTATGCCAGTAATGAGCTGCTTTGACGAGCAGAGCGACAATCGTGAGCAGCGGCCCGATGACGGGAATGAACCACATAACGAGTGGATGATCCCACAGAAACTGAACCGTCTTATTCACGAGATCGTGGAACGCTTTCCACCTGAAGTAGAGAACGACAAGCGTTGCCACAAGAAGAATGATTGCCGTGATGATCCAGAAGACCGGACCACCCATTGCTTCCCAGGCAGCAGCTGCTGCTACGGTTACAGCCTCCCAAGACGGAACCAACGTTGTTACCAATGTCCATGCCAGTCGTCCGGCCGCAAGAGCAGCCCAGCGCATACGCAAGACGAGCTTCTCCGCTGTCGTCAGTACTCGAAACTGTCCCCTCTCATTACGCGCCATGCCTGTCGTAAGAACTGACCACAGGCCCGGAAGCGCCTTCATAACCAAGATCACGCGCCCGAGCACAAGGTAGTAGGCAAACAGAGCCCTATTGACGATGAATTGTGCAAGCGTCATCTCTCCGAGCCGCTTGGTCGCGAGAGCATCCCAGAACACTTTGTTCTTTTCGGCGATCGTGGCCGCTATCGTCACAGTCGTCCAGGTGATGATCAGGGGGATAAGGATGTACAGCAACCAACCGAAGTGCTGCAAGAAGAAATTGATCGCATAGAGGATAGGACGCAAAGTCAGAAGGGCTAGATAGAGCGTAGCCCAAACAGCCTTCGACTGCCCTACATCCTTGACAAGCTGCGTGAAGATGCTCAAGACCAGCTTGAGGTCTGCTGCTAGCTGATCCCAGATCATACCGGCTCCCCGCCCGAAAGCGTAGACAAGGACCTGCCGCACGCTTACCGACCGGCCGGTGAAATGATCAAAGAACCGATTGAACCAATCGTCTAGAGCAGAGATCCTACCCTGCATTCGACCGAAGGCGTCATTTTCGAGCATGCCAAACATGCGCGAGATGTTGTCCTTGAAGGTCGAGAAGAGACCGGTCAACGTCATGCGCGACTGCCGCATCGCGGCGTCAGCGTAGCCGGGTGTCGTCCGCATGTAGTGAATGATCGCCTGAATCGCAACGCTCGCGGGAATACCTAGCTGCCCCACATGGTGCATCTGATCGGCGGTCAGCCCAAGTTCTTTACGGAGAATAGCAAAGATCGGGATACCATCGCGTGCCAGCTGGTTGACGGACAGACCGGTCAGCCGTCCCTGGAACGCCATATGCTGGAGAGCGACAGTTACGCGGTTGAGAGCAGGTCCGGATACCTTGCCCGCGACCGAGAGGGCATCGATGAGAGCCTGAATGGTATCAATCGTCTGATCGGAAGAGATACCCAATGCCTGGAATGACGGGAACAAGGCCCGGAACGCCAGCGTCATGTCCTTGATCTGAAACGGTGTATACTTCGCGATGATCCACAGCCGGTTCAGCGCACCATTCAGTTGTTCTGTAGTGTCGAAGAACGGCCGAAGAGCAACGGTCGCCGTCTGCATCGCATTGTTGAAGTCGAAGCCCATCTTCAATGCGGCAGCAGCAAGACCTGTCAGGGCCAGTGTTCCGTAGTAGACATATCGGCGTAGGGTGAACATTGCCTGATTCATGAGCCAGGTTCGATCTGCGGTACGCTTCATGGCTCTGCCCACCGTCTCGGTGCTCAGGGCGAGCTCACCCTGGGACATGATCAGTTTCTGATTATCAGCTAGGAACTGACGTGTCCCAGCCAGGCGGGCAAGGACAATGACTTCTTGCGAGGCAGACATTATCCAAAGAGTTTCCCGACCTGGTTTGCAATCTGATTGGCACGCTCGAGATCAAACTCACGCTCAATCTCACGAGCCGCTAGCGCCAATGCCTGTATCTCGCTTCGCTCATCGACATTGCCTGAGCGTAGGAATTTTTGAGCGGCTCCGTATCCTAGCATGAGTGCGATGAAAGCAGCAGAAGCAATCTCGTCGTGCCCTAGAGGTTTCCCTCTAGTAGCATCTCTTGGTTGATGTCAAGGGATGTATTCTGGAACCAGCGATTCAGAACGTAGGAGTGTTGAGTGACCGCCACATCGTTATTGGCAAACAGACCCATGACAATATGACGTGTAGATGCATGTTCCGGTAGATCGTCCTTGAACTGTAGAGCCTCAGCGAGCTCCGGTGTAAAGCCGCGGATAGACTCGCCTTTGTAGGTGAGCGGCTGAACATCTCCATCTCCCAGATCAACATAGATCCCGACGCACGCGGTGATGAACGTATCGAGCGCGGCATTTAGCGCGCGCATCCAACGATCCCCCGTTTGCTGACGACGAATCCTTATGCCAATCTGAGTAAGCTCATGGCCATCAAGAAGCCTGTACCTGATCAGGAGCAGAGGCGGCTCAGTGTCGTATCCAGGAACAGGGATGTCAACCTCCCGCGTTTCTGAAATATCTCGACGCTTCGCCGCCAACTGCTCCAACAGGTTTTCTGGTTCCTTCTCGGCAAGAGCCTCCTCGACAGGAGTCGGGACGACTTCTTCCTCGGGCGTTTCCATCTGTGTGCTCCCTCCCAGTACAGTCATACTATGCTGTCGGGTAACCTTCGACGACCATCTCAAGCTCGAGCAGCGTCGCAGCGTTACCTTCCGAATCAATATCCGGAACTGAGACACGATCGAGCTTTCCAGTGTACGTCATGATCGGAATGTCACCGAATACCTGACCTTCAAAGTCCAACGGTACTCGGGTCACTACCATCTTCGAGCTGCCGACAGCGTCGAGCAACTGACTGATGTTTTTCATGTCCTGATACACCCTCGCCAGGCGTGAGACCACGACGTTTGTCGTCGATGGCTTGCCCCCAAGAGAGATCGGATCCTTCATGCCGCCGGGGTGATACACAGTTGCCTGCGCCTGCTTCGCCCCGCCGGTCATCTTGTCCCAGGTTCCATAGTCGATCATGTTCCCCGTCGTCGGATGCTCGACCTGAACCTTGATTAGCCATGTATCTTGGCGAGTGGGATGAACTTCATCCGCCATTATGACACCGTCCCTGTGATCGGAATGTTCACGATCTCGACCGTAACGAGCTCCGCATCCGGTGAGCAACGCACCGAAATGTGAGCACGAAGCTCATTCCCTGCTAGCGTAGCAGGCGTGTTGACAGATGGCCCAACATCGACGTTAAATGCATCAGAGGGCGATGTACCGTAAAGCAGCCCATTCCGGTAGTACGTCTGAAGCTCTCCGATGAGCGCACCACCGAATGCGGTGATCGTATGTCCCTGCCCGTCCAAGATCGAGAAGACGTAGATCTCCGAAATGAGAAGCGCATCGGCCACAATCGACATGATGACGCGTGGTACTCCGAGATTGACCCAGTCCGGATCATTCGTCGGATCAGACATTGAACGCCAACCGTAGATTCGGGAACCACCGACGAACTGACGGATCACATTGACCCGGCCAGTGTTCATCTGGTCCCTTGTTGTCGCATCCCAACCCGGCTGACTGAGTCCACTCGGGAAGGAAAGAATTCCCTTGACACCAGCCGCCGGGGTCCCAGCACCGTACAGAGCATCTGTCGCGGCAATGCGAGCAGCGACAAATGGACTGGGAGGAACGACACGAGTCGTACCCGAAACCACACCCGGAACAACGAGCCAAGGCGCAAACGACGCACCATAGCGACTGAACCCATCTGCCTGTACCGCTGCTATGAGTGTAGCAGAGGACCCGGAATCGGGCAGATCCAGAATCGCGATGCGATTGTTGTTCTGAGCGTGAGAGAGCAACTGCGTATGCCTTGCGGCAGTTGTTGCCCCCGGACAAGAAATCTGACCAGGCCCGATGTCCTTGGTGAACACCGCTAGCGCAGTCGCCCACTGCGCATCAACGATATTGTTGCGATCGTCAGCGCCAGCAGTCAGATTCTTTGCTGCCGCCACTGCCGGGACGTTGGCGGAAGCCCCGAGCGTAATCCGAACATAGCCGGAATACTGTGACCAGGTCACCGCATCCTGCTGCGTCGTCAGATCAGCCGTGATCTCGAGCTGATTGTTGTTTGCGTCCAGAATCTGAAGGCGATAACCAGACGCAAGACCAGCAAGAACGGCGACCTTGATGTTGTTGTAGTACGCACCCGGACCCAGAGCAGTCACGTTGAGTGATACCGCCGCTCCGGCATCTGGTAGGGTCGTACTTGCCTTGACGGCAGCCGGTCCCACGACGCGGCTGACCATCGCGGTGTTACCACCTTCCCGGAAGTAGCAGTCAAGAGCGTCCCAAAGAGACGAGTAGGTAACTCGCCCTCCCAGTTTGACATCGGCGTCGCCGGTGTTGTAGATGACGATCGGAACACCAGTTGGACCGGCATCGGACAAACCAGCGACAAACCAGACGCCTGTGTCGATGGGTACTCCACTCGGATTCGGAGCGCTCTTTACGACCACCTGTGTTCCGGGTCGCAAAGCAGCCATTTACGACTCCTCCTTCTTTGCCTTGCTTGACTTCGACTCCTCGAGGAGCATCAAGATACCCTCATCGATGAGCCACTGATTTTCGCCCTCTTGTTCCCTACTGAGGTCGACTTCCTCGCCGGGACCAATCATCACGCCTCCGACGAGTTCCTCGGGATGTAACCCGACGTGCTTATATCGTGCCATTCGCGTCACTCCTTCAGATCAACCGTCGGGATGACAGTCTCGGCTTGACCCCAATCACTTCCGGGCTGGGTGGCGGGATCTGGCGGAACCGGCGGCTGATACGGTTGCGCCGGACCAGCATAGCGGGTGACGACATTATCAATCCAGACCTCAAAGACCACTTGTCCCGCACTGATCGTCATGTCATCGGTGAAGGAAAAGCGGTCATCGTAGCTCTCATCAAGCCAGTAAGCACCCGAAGCGAAGCCGCCGAAAGACTGCTTCTGAATCATGATAGAGCGTACGATCGCGGTATACATACGCACGAGCCTCAGCGTATGTACACGCGAGTCTGCGCTAACAAAGACGCCAACGGCGATGCTGAAGGGAACCATGAAGGTTCCCCCACCATTTTGTTTCGGATCAGCCCTGGTACTCAGACCGGGACTAATCACAACAATGCTAGGCAGCTGATTCCTTGCTTCCCGATCAACCTGGTCTGCCGTAAAGTAGGAGCGCGGCAGCGGAAGTGTATCAACCGGAATATTCCGTGGGTCAGGTGCAGCCGGTGACTGTAGCTCGACTTCACGAATGTAAACAGGGAACCAGTCTTGCAGAGTCTTGAGTACAGCAAACTCAAGATCGTCCGCGACCTTGATCTGATCAAAGATGCTCAAACTGCTGTCCTCCAAGCATTGATCAACCAGGTCCGAACGATGTTACGCATTTCGGTCTTATCACTTTTCGTGAGTTTGATAAATGGACGATGCCTTTGTTGCGTGGCAGCATATGGTAGATCTGAACCTAGTTTCACATGCTGCGGACCAACTTCACGAATCTGACCCTCAGCTCCCCATACGCTGACGGAATTTCGTAGAGCGAGCGTTGCATGTCCAACCCGTAGATCAAGACCAAGACGTTGCTTACGCAATAGCCATTCTTCGGTATCCTGTGCCCAAGAGCCACCACCACGACGACCTTCGCTCTCGAAGGTTTGCCCGATAATCTCCATGAGGCGCTTAAGAATTGCCTCCATGGCAGGCTGTGCGGCAATAGCTGCTACACCCATCCGTTCAAAGCGGGTAATTGATTCCTTGATACCGAAGGCTTCGAGTGTGTAGTTCACCAGCGCCTCGACATCCACTCAACGGGTTCCGGGAATGACCATGAAGCCGTTCCCGTTGTCCCCGAGACAATAGCGCCAGTGCTACCTTGGTCGGCAGACGTTACTTGCTTCGACAAGTTCTGTACTGCCGTCTCGTACTTCTCTTTCAGCAATGGGTACGCACTACGGTCTGATGAGACCTGCTCGGAGAAGAACGAGATCTCAATCTGCATGGCCACCCGGATCGAGGCTACCGTCTCAGCATCGTCCCAAAGAAACTGTGGGATGTCATCGCCAATGACGTCAGCGATCTCGGGCATCGTAATGGCGATGACTGCATCAACTTCTGTATCAGTAGGAGTTGTGTCGGCGGTGAAGGTGCCTAGACGGATCCCGTACTGATTCACAGTCCGCGACAAAATATGCGAAGCTACCTGTGAGACCGTTGGCGTGTAATCCGTTGTCGGCACCTTCTACCCCTTCCTACTCCTGGGCGGCAGCGAGCTTCGCTTCGAGCGCCTTCTCAACACCCTTGCGAGGATCGTTGTCGGTCGCGAGGTTTTCCGCATCGAGAACCCTGTTGATGCTGTCGGCATCTTCGCCGGCAAGCGACACGGTCTCGTCCACGGTGAGGCTATTCGCCTTGATGTACTCGGCGAGTTCCTCGACACTGAGGTCATTTACTTGCCGCCCTTCTCCCTCAGCTGCCTCAATCAAAGGAGGAGGGGATGCTGTCACCCCACGCGCCGCGTAGACTGCTGCAGCACCCTCTCCCTTGAAGGTTTCGTCCTCGATCTCCTGTACCGTCTCATCGGTGTAGACGGCATCGAGATCTACGAGGCGATTGTACGAGGCCTCGTCGTCGATGTCCACCTTCTCACCGATAGTGTTGATCTTCTCGAGCCGAACAGTCTCATCGGGATTGACCGCAGACGGCTCGTTCCGGAACCAGGTGATGAGTCGGTGCTTGACAATCACTTCTGGCATCTACATCACCCCCTACGTCAGTCCCGTTGCCTTGAGAACAGCGAAGCCGTTGTTGGCGAACATGAGCGGGCGAACAGACGACTGAATCCACGTCTGCTCCTTCCCATTCGGATCGCGCCACGTCTCCGTGGTAAGCGGCTTCTCGACGCGCATCTCACCAACCTGACCCTCCGCGAGCGCGTAAGCAACGCCTGCCGTGCAACGGTTGGTCACAAAGATGTCGATGTCGTACGAATCGAGCAGAGCTCCCAGCTTGTCACCGTAGATCCCCTCGAGATTGAACATCTCATTCGGATTGAGGATCCATAGGTTGTAGTCCATGTCCATCTCGTCCTGCTCGGCGATGAGATCCGCCTTGGCGAAGTCTCGAGCCGGGAAGAGTGGCCAGTTAGACCCACCGGCGTAGGTCGTGTTGACGCTCCCCCACGACACACCCGTAAACGTACGCGAGTTTGCCGTGATGAAAGCCTCAAGGATCTGCATGCCCCTCTGGTTGATCTTGCGGACGATGGTGTTGCTCAGCTGTCGCATCGCTTTGGTGAACTCACTGATCAGGTTACGGTCCCGCGCTTCATCCGTGAAGCGGAACTTGCCGCCCCACTTCTCGACCACCGCAGCTGCCGGTGCCCGGCGGCTGAAGGAGATCTCGGGAAATTCCGAACCCGGCTCAACGCGCTGGATGTCACGATCAGCATAGAAATCAGGCTGAACCACGACATCGTAGATGACGGCTCCACCGGTGACTCCACCAGCCGACGTAAACGCACGGTCGGCAAAGAACCGTTGCGCTGTCAGATCGAGGACCATCGGGGTTAGAACCCGCGTTGGATTCTGAAGCGCGATGTCGATCGTGAACGTCGTTGTGGAGATCGTCGGTGGACCCAGCGGGTTGACGACCGCACCAGGGTACGGTGCCGCTGCGACCGGAGGCACACCAGTGGGCTCGAACCGAGCCATGACAAAGCGGCCGGAACGCAAGAACTCCGGATCCGCCCGTCCTGCCCGGATCAGGTTGTCCAGGGTGTCGGGGCAGTAATCGACCCGACGACCGTGGTCGAGCTGGAGCACAGTTTCCTTCATGTTGGCTTTCCTCCTCTCTCCGGTCTTACGGCTGCGACGAGCCATAGAGTTCGACGACGACGTCCGTTCCCGCAGCACCCGCAGCACTGTGAGCAACGCCCACCCTGC